GCGAACTCGCTTCTTACCACGCCGCAAATGTTGTCGATCATTTCTTCGAACGTCTCCAGCGGGACAAGCCGCCCAAGTCGCTGCGCTGTTCTCGCCTCGATGTCCTTCGCGCGCGCATCACGCACCCGACTGTCAGCCGCGCTGACGTTATGCCGCCGCGCATCGTCGCGCAGAAAGCGAATGTAACCCTGCACCGTTTCGACCAGACTGAATTGCCCCGGTGCATGCCGTTTGATGAAGCCTTCATTAACCAGTTGATCAATGCGCGAGCGCGACAGCATCAGCAGTTGGCAAACCACGGCAGTCGAAATAATCGTGGCGGCGTCGTCTTCGGCCATTTGATTTCTCCGTTCGCTGCAATTTTCAGCGGCATGTTGCGCGCGAAAAACCGGGTTGCCAACGATAGGACAGCAATCCGAGGTGCGTCGCCCAGGTGAGCGATTTTGAGGGGGTCTAGGGCGTGACGCCCTTTTCACCTCTGTAACCCCCACCTATTACTGGCGTTTTTTAGGGGTTGCAGACCTAGTGCATAACGCACTAAAAACGCACTCCCCTTGGGAACAGGGGGGTTCAGGTTCTGGTTTTGATGCAGTCCTAAGTGACTTCCCCTGAAGACCCTGCGGTGCAGGTAAGGGTTCTGGTTCACCGGGGCGAGGGACGACAGGAGCAAGCCCGCAGTGATGCGCGCTTCGGCCGGTCCCGACCACGACAAACAAAGGTTGCCGCATCCGCAGTAGCGAGATGAGCCGCCCGCATCGATGAAGGTTGCCGCATCCGCAGTAGCGAGAATGAGCAACCCTGCCAAAACGAACAACGCAAAGCGCAACGAAGCACGGCGGTTCGCCGCCGTGTCACGGTGCGCTCAATCAGATGCCACCACCAACCAACCACAAACAGGAAAGAGAACGACAATGAACATGATGAACTCAACTGCGCTCACCTCCAAAGAACACGAATGCACGATTGCGGAGGCGGCCATTCTTCTCGAACTACTTTGCGACAACGGCGACCCAGTGATGCTGTGGGGGCCGCCCGGTGTCGGCAAATCTGACATCGTTCGCCAGATGACCGAACGGCGAAACGAAAAACTAATCGAGTTTCGCACCAACATCCGCGAGCCTGTTGACGTTCGCGGCGTGCCGGTGCCGGACCCGCTGACCGGAACAACGCGCTGGTTTGTTCCTGACGAACTGCCGCAGGTTGAACGTGACGGTGCCACCGGCACGTTGTTCATCGACGAAATCAATTCCGGTTCGCAGCAGATGATGGCTGTGATGTTTGGGTTGATCCTAGATCGCCGCGTTGGCGACTACGTTCTGCCGCCGGGTTGGCGGATCGTTGCCGCAGGAAATCGCGTCATCGACCGCGCCGCCGCACAACGCATGCCGACTGCGTTGCGCAATCGGTTCGCTCATATCCACGTCAAGACCGATCTCGCCGCGTGGTGCGACTGGGCGACACGAAACAAGATGGCACCCGAACTGGTCGCGTTCCTGCGTCTGCGTTCGCAGTTGCTGCACGTCATGCCGAAGGGTGATGAAAACGCGTTCCCGACACCGCGATCATGGGCGCGTTGCAGCAAGTACGTTCACGCACCGCGCGCCCACCGCATGCGGTTATTCGCCGCCCACGTTGGCGACGCATACGCCGCAGAACTCGACGGGTTCATCGACCTGTTTCACTCGCTGGGTTCGCTGGACGCAATCATCGCTGATCCAGAGAACGCAAAACTGCCGGACGACGCGTCAACGCGTTACGCCGTCTGCACTGGTCTGGCCCGCCTTGCCACTCGCAAGTCGTTCCCCGCCATCATCCAGTATGCAAATCGGTTGCCGCGCGAAAGCCAGATACTGGTCGTGCATGACGCCACGATCATGGACGACACGCTGAAGAACACCGCCGCTTATGGCAAGTGGGCGGTGGAGAACCAAGACCTGATGATCCAGTGATCACTGAAGGGCGGCGCGCACATCGTGCGCCGCCTCACAGTGTTCATGCGAACACTCGTTGCCACGTGCAACGTCATCAACTGCAAAAGGACGCACGACAATGTCACCGAAGAAAATTGCCACCCCGCTTTCGCGCAAAGCGGTTCTCGTTTCCGTTTCCATTTCACAATGGACCGCGCGGAAGCTCGACAAGAAAGTGACGGAGGAAACCAACCGCCGCCACAGTGCGACTGCCGACGCCGGTCGTTACAACAAACTGCTGATCGAGGCAGAACGACTTTCCGAAATCAGCGGTCTGGTTTCGAAGGCGCGTCTGCTGCACTACAAGATGACCCGCCCGTGGGCCGACGATGGCCCGCGCATTCTCGCGAACGTGCTGTTCCACAAGTTCAGCGAGGAATTCCGCTCCATCAAGCGGGAGTTCGCCGCCGCTGCGGACAAGTTCGCTGCCGACTATCCGCGCTACGTTGAGGAACGGAAAAAGAAACTCAATGGCATGTTCAATGAGAACGACTATCCGCATCCGTCAACGATCCGGGAAAAGTTCAAGCTGGACCTGACCGTGCTGCCGTTCCCGGATGCGGATGATTTCCGCTCCGATCTGGATGACGACACGGTTGCCGACATCCGCAAGGAAATCGAGGCAACCACAAAGAACGTCACCAGCCACGCGATGAACCACACCGTGCAACAAATCATCGACACGGTTGGACACATGGCCGCGAAACTCGCTGACTACAAGGCCAGCGGCGGTCGCGGTGACAAAGCGGAAGGCGTCTTCCGCGATACTCTGGTCGAGAATGTGCGGGAGTTGGCTGAACTGCTCCCCGCGTTCAATCTGACCGACGATCCGAAACTGACCGCCATCACCGACCGCATCAAAAAGGAATTGTGCGGTGAAGATGCCGCGTCGCTGCGGAAGAACGACGCCGCCCGCGCCACGGTGCAGAAAAGCGCCGACGAAATCGTCGCTGCGGTTTCCTCACTTCTTGGTTGATCGACACAAGACCCCGCGCGCAATCCTGCGCGCGGGTTCATTCAATCGAAAGCAACGACAATGAAAGACGACACCAACATCGATACGCTCGCCACCGAACGCGTGTTAAGGGCGCGCGTCGAACTAATCCAGTCACACCGTTTCTATGGTGTGCTGGTTTCTCAAACAGAGCCGATCCTGTCGCGCAAAATCCAGACGATGGCAACCGACAGCGTGCGGCACTACTTCAATCCTGAATTCATCATGGGGTTGAGCAAGAACCACCGCGGCGTCGTGGTGCCCCCGGCACGTTTGGTTCTGGGTGTTCAACGTCACGAAACAGAACACGACGCGCGCCACCACAGCACGCGCCGCAATGGTCGTGACCCCATCGAATGGAACATCTGCTGCGATTACGCCATCAACATCGATCTGATCGATGAAGGTTGCGACTTGCCGGAAGGTGCGCTGATCGATGCGAAATATCGCGGCATGTCAGCGGAAGACATCTTTCGCTGCCGTCAGATGGACAAGGAACAGGAGAAAAAGAAACAACAGGAAAAACAGCAGTCCGAAAAATCGGACGAAGAAAAAGACGACGACGCAGGCGACCAACCGGACGACGACGCAGGCGACGACGCAGACGACACCGGGGACGATCAGGAAGGCGACACCGGGTCCGACGATCAGGACACCGGGGACGATCAACCCGGTGACGCAGGGGACGACGCAGGGGAGGAAACCGGGTCCGGTGGGGATGATGACACCGGGGACACCGGGGAAGGCCCCAGCGACGACGCAGACGACGCAGACGGGGACGGAAAGGGGTCCGCAGACGGGGACGCAGACGCAGACGGAGAAGGTTCCCCGACATCGTCCGGCGATCCCGGTCAGTGCGGGGAAGTTCTCGACGCGCCCCCCGATGTTGATCCTGCTGAACAGGACATCAAATGGGAGCGTGACGTGCGACAGGCCGCCTCGATGGCAAAGGCGGTCGGTCAACTGCCGGGGCACGTGTCTCGCGAAATCGAACGCGCGAACAATCCAACACGCGATTGGCGTGATGAACTTCGCGAGTTCTGCGAGCAAGGTGCGCTGCGCATCGAAACGTGGAACAGACCGAACCGCCGGTTTGCCCACAGTGGAATGATCCTGCCGTCATCGCAGAAAGACGGCGTCAGCAAAGCCGTGTTCGTGATCGACACGTCAGGATCGATGGACATCGCCGCACTTCGCAACGTGAACAACGAAGCGCAGGCGATGCTGGATGACGGGATCATCGATGAAGCGGTGGTGATCTACGGGGACACGCAAGTGACCCGCGTTGATCAGTACCAGACCGGGGATCAAATGGAGTTCGATCCCCGTGGCGGAGGCGGCACCAACATGCGGCCACTGTTCGCTCACGTCGCTGAACACGTTGACGACGCATCCTTGATCATCTGCTTCACGGACCTGTTCATTG